ATCCTGCTGCATCTTCGTCATTGAATCCAACGCAGCCAAACGAGAACGCTGAATCTCATCAGACGACACCTTGCGCTGACGTTCCAGTTCCTGCGACATCATCTGAAACTGACTGTTCAACTGCTCCATGCCACGATTCAAAGCATCTTGAATCGCACCCTGCTGCATCTGCAGCTTGCGCTGATCAACAACAGTCGCACCAGACGAACCCTGAGAAGCCTTGGCCAGCAGCGCCTGCCAATCTGCGTCTCGACGCAGATCACGGGCAATGTTCATGCCACGAGTTTGACGTTCGCCAAGCTCCATCATCCCAGAACGACGAAGCGAACCAGCTTCGTCATACGGATCAACGTTAGAAGCGTCGTACTCTGCAAAGACCGCTTTCGCCTCCTCAGAAACTACTTCACCCGTAGCTTCTGGAGGCAAATAAACGCCGCCTGAACCAAAGAAATCTCCAATAGCGCCAAAAACTGCTTGGTCAACTGATCCGCCAGGACGCATGGCGTCCAAAACGGCTTGATCAAGGTTGCCGCCAATCCTCAAATCTTCTTGAAGTTGGGATCCGTCATAACCCCAGTCGCCAAAAACGAACTGATCAACGGTGCCACCAAATCCCAAGTTTTCTTTGATCCAGTCGCCAACGCCCATTACATCGCCCCTTGCAACATCGCAGCAATTGCAGACCGACGCTGCGCCTCCTGCAAGTCAATGTTCGCCAACGACATCGCACGATTAATATCAAACTGCGACAACGCAGAAATCAGATCCTGACGACGCTGACCAAACCCACGCTCCTGGCGAGCCTCAGCCATCATGCGGCCCTCTTCAAACTCGCCCAGCCCCCGACCGTAGATGCCCGAACGCAACAGCCCTCGCTGCGCATACTGGCCAGGAAGCTGCTGACGAGCACGACCAAGCTGGCGCGCCAGATCGCGACGCGCTTGAGTCTGCTCGACATTCAACGCCTGCATCTGTGCAGCGTTCTGCACCAGATTCTGCTGATACCCGTAATCGGTAGCAGCACGCTGAGCTTCAAACGCCGTTGCCTCAGCAGCAGGAAGAGTAAACTGATATGACGCCATCGGAGCCTCCTAATAGGCTCTGGACGGCGTTTTACCGCCTAATCAGCGGTATCTTCGGCGTCTACAGCCGACAGCTCAGCGATCTGCTGCATCGCCTTCTGGTTCTGGATGGCCAGAATGCAGATCTCTAGTTCCTTGGGGAACCGATTCTGCATAAAGGCGACTACTTCTTCAGCGGTAACGTTCATGACCCTGACTCTAGCTCAGCAACCCGAGCACGCAGGTCTTTGACTGCCAACACAAGCAGCGACAAATAGGCGTTGCGGTCGATGCCAGTTAGAACCTGATCGCCGTTTTCGTTAGTTCCCTTGACCCCCAGGAACGGGCTGATGGCATCCATCTCGTCAGCAATAGGGCCGATCTCGGGGTAGTCGGGGGCGTGGTCACGGGTCCACATCTTAGGCACAACCGAGTCCACCATGTCGGGCGTCAACCAGCCTTCAAGGTCTTCTTGAATGCTGAGCTTTTCGGCAGCGGTGGACGAGTTGCGACGTAGCAGGTAGACGCCAAAGACGGATACCCATTCGGCGTCGTTGCCTGTACCTGTGGGCGGGTCGTAGGAGACAAGTGATGAATCCGTGCCGTGGACGTTGATGTGCCCAGTCATAGAAACAGATACGGAACCGCCCCTTGAGAAACCGATCTCGTTGGTGCCATATCGGTACATGCCAGTATCGCCGTCGCTGGTAAACGTAAACGTGGGGTCGCTAGCTGATCCGTTGCTGCCACGAACCTCGTCAACATGCACAAAGTTCAGATAGGCGTGCTGCCACTTGAGCGACGACGTACCAAGGTCATAAGTGCTGCTGGCATACGGCTGAAAGTCGCCGTTTGAATTGAAGTACGCACGATAGGTGCCGTTCGACTGGAAGAAGATTCGATTGGTTGAACCTTGAAAATAAATAAACTCGCCTTCACCGTTGCCTACGATGAAGTTCTGTGGGCCGTCTATGTTCCCCGACGTTGTTAGGCCAGTCAGCGTGCCAACCGAGGTCAGCGACGAAGCCGTTACCCCAGAAGCCAACGTCGAACCAGTCAGATCCGCAGCAGCAGTCGTGCCCGCTGGCCCCTGCGGGCCTTGCGGGCCAGTAGCACCAGTCGCACCCGTAGCACCCGTTGGACCCTGGGGTCCAGTAGCGCCATCTGCACCGTCTGCGCCGTCTGCGCCTGCTGGTCCCTGCGGGCCAGTAGCGCCCGTTGGGCCAGTCGCTCCAGTAGCGCCAGTTGGGCCAGTTGGCCCGTCCCTCAGGACAAAGTCGAACACGGCGGCACTAGAGGTGCCGCTGTTGGTGACAGACGCCGTACCCGAGTTTGCAACAGATGTGGTAGTGCCGACTGCAATCGTCGCAGCCGCACCATCAGCGCCATCCGCACCATCAGCACCAGCAGCGCCAGTCGCTCCCGTAGGGCCTTGGGGGCCTGTCGCACCCTGCGGACCCGTAGCGCCTGTAGCTCCAGTATCGCCTTGCGGTCCTTGAGCACCTGTAGCGCCAGTCGCACCTTGCGGACCAGTTGGTCCGTCACGCAACACAAAGTCAAACGTGGCTGCGCTAGAACTGCCGCTGTTCGTAACCGACGCAGTACCCGAGTTGGCAACAGAGCTAGTTGTTCCAACAGCGATTGTTGCAGCTGCGCCATCAGCGCCATCGGCGCCCGCAGCGCCTGTGGCGCCCGTAGCACCCTGAGGGCCTGTTGCGCCTTGAGGGCCAGTAGCCCCTGTTGCTCCAGTGTCTCCCTGAGGGCCTTGAGCGCCAGTTGCGCCCTGTGGGCCAGTGGCGCCAGTTGCACCAGTAGGGCCAGTGGGGCCATCACGCAGAACAAAATCAAAGACTGCAGCGCCCGAAGTGCCGCTGTTAGTAACGCTCGCAGTTCCAGAATTGGTAACAGAAGTCGTCGTCCCAACAGCAATGGTTGCAGCTGGACCTTGAGAACCTTGAGGCCCCGTTGCACCCGTCGCTCCCGTTGCACCTGTCGCTCCTGTCGGTCCTGTCGCTCCCTGCGTGCCAGTCGCACCCTTCTGCGCCAACGTCTGCCAGTTCGTGTTAGCGGCGCCTACAGACGGCAGAGCGTTGCCAGTGTTAGAACTGGTCCGAGACACGAACGTGTTGCCGCTGCCGTCAGCAACAACATCACCAATGTCGTAGGTCGTCGACGAGCTGTAGACGCCAACGTAATCAGGCCCGCCTGAAATGTTGACCTGAACTGAAGGCTCGTCAGAGTTCAGGTTGTACTGACGGTCTACCCAGTTACCCATTTTCAGCGTGCCATTCTAGGTGGTCGTCTTGACGACGACGGACTTCCTTTACGTCGTCCCGAACTTCACCAATCCGTTCCGAAATGTCATCCAGCCGCCGCAGATTAGCGGCGTGCTGGTCAGAGTTCTCCCGCCGAAACTTGGCAGCAAAGACAGCAAACAGGCCCGTTACCAGAGCTGCTCCTGAACCGCCAAAGATGGCTGCCCATTCAGCCATGTCATGCTGCCTCGACAGCTTCCATGCGGTCCCGCAGGTCTTGGATTGCCAAAGTCATCAGCGACATCCAGCCAGTCTTGTTGATACCAGTCAAAACCTGTTCATTGTTGGCGTCGGTGCCGTGTGATGCCAAGAACGGCGACACCTCGTCGACCTCGTCAGCAATCGGACCAATCTCAGGAATGCCAGGAGCGGTAATGCGATTCCACATCTTCGGCACCACGCTGTCAATCATGTCAGCAGTCAGATGCGTGCCCAGATCCGTAGAGATGTTTTCTTTGTCTGCAGCGACCGAGGTGTTCTGGTAAAGAATATTGGTGCCGAACGCCACCGCCCACTCGGCATCGTTGCCAGTACCAGCAGGCGGAGAGTCTGCAATGAGCGTCCCGTCAGTGTGATGCATCCGAATTGACGGGTTTCCCAGGGTGGCCTGCTTGCTCCCGTCCATCCAGAACTGAAACTGGTTGTCTGTGTCGCTGTACCTAATTTGATCGTTTTCGTTACCAAACTCAATCTTTGCTTGATTGCTGACATCAAGCAAGCCGTTCACAGTCAAAGCGCCAGGGAACGTGTAGTCGCCTGTGCCAAACGTGCCAGCATCAATCTTGCTGGCGTTCAGATCAGGAACACGAGCAACAGCAATCGTGCCAGTCAACAAAGACGAAGGCACCGCCGTAACTTCGATCTCAACGTTGGCGCTGCCATCAAACGCAGCAGCAGTAGCGGTAACGCCCGTAACGTCAATGTTTTTCGTAGCAGCCAACTTCGTAGCAGTCGAAGCGTTGCCAGCAAACGTAGCTGCCGACACGTCAACAATCGTCGTGCCGCTAGCGTTCTGAATGTCGCCCTTGAACGTGGCATCAGAACCGTTGGTTCCGTTGTCCAGCACGATGCTGGTGCCGTTGCTTGCAACAATGTCGCCCGTAATTGACGCTGAAGCGTTCAAGTTGCCGTCAAGAGTCAACGTGCCTGTAACGGTCAACCCGCCATCAATGGTTTGAGTGCTGGCAGGAGTAATTGTTGTCGTGCCGTCTTTATGCACCATGTTGTCGTTGATGAAATCAACCAACGACTCAAAGTTGGCGTTGACTTCCGCAGCGACCGCATCGGTCGCAGCGACAAACGTATTAGGTACTGATGCTGTTCCAGCCATTGCTACGACCTCGGCTTCTTGGGCAGGTACTTCAGGGTGAAGCCTCTAACTTCCCATTGGACATTGGTTGGGCCACGGAACTTTAAAGCAACAGAGCGGCCCGTGCCTCCGATGCTTCCTGCACGAATAATTTCGTCCTGGGTTGCTGCAGACGAATACGCCCACTGCCTGTCACCCCAGTTAGATCCAGCGTTGTCATCAGCGTTGCCATCAGCGTCGTCCCACACAAGGCTGGTAGCTGCGCCCGTACCAACAACATCGATACGCAACGTTTTACGCGCAGCGCCATCGTAATAGTCCAGATACACCTCGGCCTGAACCGTGTGAGCCGACGGGCCAGCCATAATAAACTCAGGCGTCTTGTACCGCTTCGGCAAGAACGGCGACCCACTATCCAGCCAACGAGTTTTGAAGTACGAATCGACGCCTACCTGCGTCGATGTCGCAGCGTCATTAAACGTGTCATAAGCCGTATCAACCTCAAGCTCCACAAGGCCAGTCCCCTGACCTGTAGCCGCCACATGAATGACCTCATAGTCGGCGTTCTGAAACTCGACGTTGGCCAGCATGTCAACGTCGTACACGACCCAAGCGCTAGTTGAAGGGTCAAACACGAAACAGCGAGACGTGTAATCTTCCATGGGTATACGAACCCAAACACGGCCTTTGACTGCCGCAACATAGACGTTGTCGAGATTGGCGTTGTCTACTTCGCCCCGCTCCATAAGCGGGTACACCTTTTCGAACGCCCAACGGGGTTCGCCGTCGCCGTTGTAATAGTAGACGCCACGGTCGGGCGAAAAGAACCAGACACCTTCAGGGTTGACGCATACGCCGTTGGCGTTTGTGGCGCCTACAGACGACGAAACTTTGATGACCTGAAAGTTCTGGCGGCTGTACCCAAGGACCGCATACACGGAACGGTTCAGGAACACCAGTAGTTGGTCACGGAACGATGCGATCTTGACGATTTCGTCGCCGTCTTCGTCGCCAACGTCGATCCAGTCGTCTTCGGCCCAACGATCAGCGTAACCAGGGTGCGAGAAACGCACCCGAGTGGGGTGTTCAACAACGCCTTCGTCTGTGTGCGCAGCCCACATGAACCCGCCGTGCGAAGCAATGAACTTGCACTTGGGGAAAATGTTGCCTGCGGCTGTGGCGTAGTCGTTCTGGTACGAAGCGTGAGCGTCAGGCACTTCGGCAGTGGCCGAATCGGCCACGCCCAGCGGAGTTCCCCACGACTGGGTCAGATCCAAACCACAAGCGAACCATGACTTGCCGTTCATCATGGTGTGGTCAAGGATTTCGCAGTCGCCCGTGTTTGTAATGCTGGTCCAGCTCGCACCAATGCCGTAAGCCATGTTGGTCGAACCAACACCGCCAGCAGTCGCAACAACCTTCGATGTGTTGTTGATCTGATCTCGATGCTCAAACAGCTTCTCGGGCGTGGTCGTGTTTCCGAACGGCTGATAGTTGCCCCAGTCAGACACAGCTTTGCGACGTTGCACGCCACCACGGCGTGAAACGTCCACGTTCAACATGTCAGGCGACTCGTTCGGAGCCAGCATGAACCTGTCTTCGATAGCGTTGTATCCGCCCGTGAAATCAACCTGAGGATCTAGCCTTACGTTAGGTCCACGGCCAGAACGCCTAATGGGAACGGCCACTCAGATCACTCCCACGCAAAACGAGGATCCATCAACGGATACATGTTGCGGTTGTAGTCGCCGCCCATGGTCACGCTAATAGCAGGAGAAGGATCGTCGTAGAACTTGACTAGTTCTCGCAGACGCAAATCAGCCAGGTCAGCGTAGTACAGCGCCGTCTGTGGCTCGTCCTGCTGGGCGTAAGCCCTGCCAAGCGCCCAGTTTAGAATTGGGCTATCGAACTCTTTCGGCATGTCAGATATTTCGTTTGCGCCACTAGCTACCCAGTCCTTCGGCTTTTTGTAGCCACGGATCACAAACGTATCTGTCGAGTTGTCAGGCGCAGGGTCAAGTACTAGCTCGCCGTTGTTCCACACCGACCAGTAAGCAGGGCTGCCTGCGCTTGCGCTATCTCGTGACCTGTAACGGTCA